GCTGATCGGAAATGGGTGTCGCCGCCGACCTTGATGGCGATATCGCCGCGCAATCGGCAGAGGCTGGCAAGATCCTCTCCCTCAGCGGGTTCGGTCAGTTTCCACCAGACATGCAGCTTGGCAGCGCCCTCGGGCGTGCGACCGCCGCTTTCCACGATCAGGGTGGGCGTGCCGAGGTGGCTGACGATGTGATCCAGCTTGGCCGGGATGTCGCCCGCATCCAGATCAACCACGAGGGCCTGCATCTGCAGCACTTCGGCGGCGCGGGCCTGACCTTGTTCAGCGACCGTGCCGGGGATGACATAGACTGCGGCACCCTCGCGGTTCGCCCATGCGGCAAAGGTCGCGAGCTTTTCGCGGGCGGTACCATCGGCCGCGATCCAGATGTTGTGGGGCTTGCCGTCCCGGCCCTGACCCTTGTCGACAAAGCCGCGCAGTGGGATCAACCCCTCGCACCAGCTAAAGACGACATCGAGGAAGTTGGCGATCTGATCCGGGTCGGGATCACAGCCGGACGGGGTAGCGGTCGGCGGCCCGTCGTTGAAGTCCGTCCAAGGGTTGAAGTGCACGATGTCGCTGGTCAAGGCGCGAGGCTCCAGCAACGTGCCGCCCAAGGGCAGAAGCGGCATTCGAAGAAATCGGCACTGGCGGCAATGCGCGGGAGCAATTCGCCCGCATCGGTCGCTTGCAGGATCCGCACCCCGCGATCCGACATGCGCTGCGCAAGATCGGCATCGAAGGGCACCAGCTCGTGGTGCATCTCAGCCGTGTCCTTGTTGATCGCAGTGAACACGGCGGGCGCGGCGCTGATGCCGGGTACGCTGGCTTCCATGTAGGCCTGATAAACGGCGATTTGCGCGGCATAGACGGGTTTGGATTTCGTGACGCCGTCCTTGACGCAGGCGCGCCAGTTCTTCGCGTTCATCGTCTTGCATTCCCAGAGGGCCGGAACGGCCAGACCGAAGTCCTCGGGCCCGGCCGCGATGATGCCGTCGACATGACCGCGGATGCGCCCGCCGGCGACGGAGAACCCGAACTGGCCGCCATCGGGCCGGTTGCCCTTGCGGGTGTAGAGATCGAACCCGGCGCCGCGCAGCCAAGCAACGGCCAGATCCTCGAGCGCGTGGCCGATGGCGAAGATCCGCAGCGATTGGCCGCTGAAATCCTGGCCCTCGTCCTTCTGCGTCACCGTGAACTCGAACTGAAGGGCGCGCTCGCAGGCATGGCCGAGGCGGGATCCACCAAGATAGTCACGGGGTGTGCGCGTCGCCTGATCGGCGGTCAGGGCCTGATCGACGGTGGCATTGACCTGGTCAGCGAAGCTGGGGCGGTGGTTGAAATCCAGTGTCAAAACGGCACCTCTGGCGCATTGGCTTTGGCGATGTCGGACATGGCCTCGCGGAAGCCCTCGACGGACTCCTCGATCAGGGCACGCACTTGCGCCTCGGTCAGACCACCCAGAGGGGTGGCCCAGCCGATCTCGTCCATCAGCAAGGCGACGCGCTTCATGGTAGCGGCGATGGCCGCGCGCTCTTCATCGGTCAGGTCAACCATGGCCACACGCTCCCGCGCCAAACGCGTCCAGTAGCCTTGGCAGGACATCGAGCAGAACCAGACCGATGGCCGGGGCCGCTTCGAGCGGTGCGGATCGAACCAGCCAAAGCCACGGCTGGGTTGCCGGCAGACAGCACAGAGCGTTCCACGCGGATGCCAAAGCCGCCGCCGGTCCTCGGCCGTGATGATGGTGATGGATGTCATGGGTCATGCCGCCCTCCGTTCGGGGCTGGCCGCGCTGTCGATCAACTGGCGGATGGCGCGCTTGTTGAAGCCGAAGGTCATCAGCGCGGAGGCGCGGTAGCGCGTCAGGCCGAAGTCATGGCGGCACTCGGGGGCCAAGTATTGCAGCTGCTTCTCGGTCGGCGGCTGGCGCAGCCAGGAACGCGTCTTGAAGGCGCTTTCGTCGGTTTCGTGGGTGTTCAGCCAGTCATCAGCCTGCGCGAGGCAGACGGTGCGTTCGCCGACACCCAGCAGGTGCGGGCGTTCGCCCTTGCCGCCGCCCACGGCGTACCAGACCCCGTCCAGCCAGAAGATGCCGCCCCAGGCCGTGAAGCCGGTGGCCATCATCGCGTCGTCGGTGCCGAAAAGGTCGACCCAGGCGAAGCTGGACCGTTTCAGCAGGTCGATCTCGGTCATGATGAAACCCGACAGCGGGACCGTGCCACCGCCGTCTCCACCGTCTTCGTCCTCCCGCGGGAAAACCTCGCCACAGAGCGGGCATTCGGTTGCAGCCAGCGGGATTTCAGCGCCGCAACCGGGGCAGGACTTGGTCGGGGCCGCACCAGCCTCGGTCTTGCCGTCCAGATCGACATCCTGTTCCAGCGTGCCGTGGATCAGGCTGGAAGTGCCGAAGTCCAGCACGACGCAATCGGTTTTCACGATGCCGGGGTGTTCTTCCGGATCCACGATGCGCAAGCCACGCCCGACCATCTGGATCATGGTGGACTTGTAGGAACTGGGGCGCAGCAACACGACACAGGAGGTGGGCGGGTGATCCCAGCCCTCAGTCAGCACCGCGACATTGACGATGACGCGGATGTTGCCCGCCGCATAGTCGGCAAGGATGGCCTTGCGGGTGTCTGACGCCAGATCGCCGTGGATCAGCGCCGCCGTGATCCCTGCCGCGCGGAAGGCTTCGGTGACGTGTTCGGCGTGGGCGACGGTGGAGCAGAAGATGACGGTCTGGCGGTCGCATGCCTTTTCCTTCCAGTGGCGGATCACCTCATCGGTGACGGGGGCACGGTCCATGATGCCCGCCACTTCGGCCATGTCGAAATCCGACAGGGTCTTGCGGACCGACCGCAATTCGTCCTGCACGCCTACGTCGATAACGAAGGTCCGGGGCGGCACCAGATGGCCCGAGGCGATCAACTCGCCCAGCCGCACCTGGTCGGCCACGTTGTCGAAAACCTCGCGCAGCCCCTTCTTGTCACCCCGGTTCGGCGTGGCGGTAACCCCGAAAATGCGGGCATCGGGATTGGCTTCGCGCACCCGGTCGATGATGCGGCGATAGCTGTCGGCAACCGCGTGATGCGCCTCGTCGATCACCAGCAGGTCAAGGCGCGGCATGTCGGCGAGATTCGATGTCCGTGCCAACGTCGGCACCATGGCGAAGGCGACCTGACCGCCCCAGGACTTTTCGGTGGCGTCGATCACCGAAGTGGAAATCCCCGGCACCACCCGCTGGAACTTGGCGCGGTTCTGGGCGGTCAGTTCGTCGCGGTGGGCCAGCACGCAGGCCTTGGCACCGTCGCCGATCATTTCGCCGGTGACCGCTGACAGCATGATGGTCTTGCCCGCGCCAGTGGGTGCCACGCCCAGCGTGTTGCCGCGGGAGGCGAGCGCAGCCACACTGCGCTCGACGAAGGTCTTCTGCCGTGGGCGTAGACGCATGGCCGATCCCCCCTTACTGGGCCCAGCTCGGCCGACCGGCATTGCCGGGGGCGGAGGCGGGCTGGCTGGTACGGGTGGCGGCGGCAGTCTGCTGCGGAGCATAACCCTGCGGGGCGGAGTTGCCGATCGGGAAGGCGGCCGTCCCCATCAGGGCGGCATAGTCGCGGTGGTCGGGGGTGACCGCGCCCCGCACCTCGTTCTTGTCGTCGCCGTTGGTGTCCTGGCCGATGTCGATCCGGGCCACGAATTCCAGCCCGTCCAGATCTCCGAAGCCGTTGATGCGTCTGCGCGCCTGTGCTTCGGGCGAGTTGTCCTTGTCGGAAATCCCGCGCGCCGAGTTCAGGATGCCGCGGATCAGGCTGCGGCCCATGTTGGCCCAATCCGGACCCTTGGGGCTGTAGAGGCCGATCAGCGACCAGATCTTGCGGCGCGCATAGGGCCCGTCGACCACCGTGTATTCGGCGTCGAGATAGACCGCACCGGTTGCGGCGCGCTTGGCGAAACCGCCAGTCCAACCCTGCGACGGATCATCGAAGCCGCCGGGGCGGATGGTCACGCGCACTTTGGCCAGCGTGCCCTTGGGGATGACGTTGGAGTTGGATTGGGCGGAGTTGAAGTCGTTCCAGATACCGGACATGGCTTGGATCCTTTCAGTTCGAGTTGGTGGAAGGGGTGATTTCTGCCGACAATCCGGCAGGGGCGGCCGAGGCGACGGCCGGATAGCTCAGGCGTTCAAGTGCCGGTCGGATCGGGCTCTGGATCTTGGCCATCAGCCGCCCGAGGTGGGGTTCCTCGACCATGGCCAAACGCCCCGAACGATCCTTGGCGGGGTAGTTCCAGGGGTTCAGCGTCTGGCAGACGAAGGTGCGCTGCGGCTGGCCATTCGCATCGGCAATGTCGGCCATGGTGATGACCTGATCGACGATCCCCGGCAGCTCCAAGCCTGTCTTGCTGCCATCGATCTGCGGCTGGAAGACCTTGCGATTGAAGTCGTCCAGCTTCTCGTCGAGGATGCCCACGAACCAGACATGCTTGCCGCGTGCATGCTGCAGATGGGTCAACCACCCGATCATCTCGCGGCCGTGCAACCCGTAGGCACCCCGGATGTCCGGTTTGCCGGTTTTGTCCGAGAATGCCTCGGACTGACCCCGGCACCACTGAAAACAGAGCCGCCCCGCCACGGTGATGCTGTCGATGAAGATCGTCTCGTAGCGATCCACCACGGCCGGATCGCCGAACCGGCCGCAGACCTCGTCGAAATGTGCCTGGCTGTAGGGCTGGTCCTCGCGCAGCGCCGGGTTCGGCCCGCCGATGAACACCGCGAAATCGCGGCATTCCTTCCATGTGCGGGGCCGCAGCGTGTCGCCATCCCAGCCCTCGACCGCCAGATCCCCGGCTTCGAGATCCATGAACAAGGTGGTCGGGGCATTCAGCGTCCACAGGAGGCTGGTCTTGCCGATGCCAGACCGGCCGAAGATGCAGCCCTTGATGCCCTTGCGCTGTGCCAGCCGTTCATCGGCGCTGATGATCGGGAGGGCCATCACTTGCCCCCTTTCGCTGCGATCAACGCATCGCCAGCGATGTCTGCGCCCCGAGCGCCGACTTTGCGCGCTTCGTCCTGCAAGGTTCGCAAAGCATCGATCTCGCGGTAGAGGACCGAGGACCGTTCGTTCAATGCAATGAGCGCGAAGGCCAGATCGTCCACAGTCGCGGTTTCGATCGGCTTGACCGTCTCCTCGCGGCGGTTGCCCAACGCGGGGATCCGGACAGTTTCCGGCAGCTTCTCGAGGCCATAATGGCGCGCGCGCAGCTGGCCCAGTTTGCTCTGGCCGATCATTTCGTCACCTCGTCGTTCAGGGAAAAGCGGAAGCGCTGCTTGCCGGTCCGCACTGTGCGCGCGCCCTCGAACGCCATGCGGATATGCTCGGGCCAGGCGGAGTACTTGCGCTCAGCAACATCGAAGGAGATGTCGACGTACTCGGTGGGGTTCTCGCCATCCGCCTTGATGCGCTCGACGAGGGACGCGAGCTTCGCCTGGTCCCAATCGACCCGCTTGGGCAATTCAGCGACCACGGTCACTGCGCCATCGGCGAAGCGGATCGTGCCGGTGTCTTTGCCATCGGCAATGCGGGCATCCTGTGCCCGATCACCGTACTTCAGAGCGATAGCCCCATCGATCCAGTCGCAGAGGGTCTTGGCGTTGCGCAGTTGCTCCTCGGCTTCCAAACGAAGCGGGGCGAGTTCTTCGCCCGACAGAGCTGCGATCGCGCCGATCTGCATGCCGCGCAGATCAGAAGCGCTCAAGCGGTTCGGGATATTCATGTCCGCCCCCATCACGCCAGCTTCAGTTCGGGCTTGGTGGCGGTGCTTTCCCGCACTTGATCGCGTTCGAACGCTTCGACGTCTTCGAGTCGGTAAACGACCCGGCCGCCCAGTTTGACGAACCGCGGACCTTCACCGGTCCAGCGCCACCGTTCGAGGGTGCGGTGCGAAATGTTCCAGCGATCGGCGAGATTGATCTGGTTCAGATGCCTGAGTGACATACTGGTCTCCGTTGAATTGCCTCCGGGTATGTCCAGCAGCGCCGAGGCACTTGGACATACGAGCATTTTCAACGGGTTGCGCTTGGCTTGATATAATCAGGCTTGGATTTTCTTGTTACATCCAGCCAAGAAGAAGCCCCGGAAAACCGGGGCCGAACGAAGGGAGACGTGACATTGGGCTCGGCCGGTTGTGACAACCGCCCTTCGGCGCGGCCTTACTGAGGCGTCTGATCCAGAATGTCAGCGACCGAAATCTCGCGGCAGCTGGGATTGATTCGGTACCCGGACCGCTCTTTGTTTTCGATGAACGTGTCCTGCCCCATCGGAATGCCCATCGACACCGCCAACGGCTCGATCGCGTTGCGCAGGCGCGTGATCTGTGTGCGCATTGCCTGCTCAGAAATATTCAGCGCCCTCGCCAGATCCGGCGCTGGCAAGTACGGTACTTCAGACCGGTTTCCCTTTGCCACCCTGAAGGAATCGATCAGAGCGCCGACCAATTTGTAATTGGTCCCATCAATCGCTAGCCCGCCACGGAAATGGACGCGTTTTTGGTCCTGTTCGATTGCGAACTCCAGGCTCGGCGTCGAAAGCCGATCCATGAATGCCTTCGCCTCCGCATCATAGTTTGAAGGCGGAGCCAGTTCGACGACCTTCGTGCTGTAACAAGCGGCTAGAAGCGACGCCGGTGCAATTTCGTTCCGGTAGAGGGCTGTGCTGTGCTCCCTTACTGCCGAAGAAATCACGTCTTCGACTGCCGAGGCGTGCCGCTGAAAAAGGTCATATAGCCGATCGCCCGCTACTGACGTCGACAGGTCTGGAAAATGGCCGACTGCAGATACGATCTCAGGAAAGTCGACGAGGAATCGTTCCTTCGGCGTCGCTCCTACCTTCTTGAACAGCGTTACATAGGCCAGCGCCATCCGCAGTTCGTCGCCATCATCGCGGTTCGCAAGAAGCAGGTCGTTCATGTAAAGGTCTGGAGCCTCGTATGCCCCAAGCCCAGCCGCTAGGATGCCGAAGCGGCGGTCGATGCACTGCGAACAAAGCCCACAATGCTTCTGCTTCCGGTTCCATGTTCGCGGCCGAGTGCAGCTGGCTGTCTTGCTCAACAGATCGACCATCCCCCCTGCATCGATCAATTGGGTCACTTCTTTCTTGGTCATCCATTGAAGAGGTGTTTGAATCCGGATCTCGCGGCTCAGCAGGAGCGAGAACAGCTCTTCCAGCCCGCGGAGCACCTTCGGATGGGTGGTCCTTGTCGCCCGGCCGCCGATCACGTCCCCGGCCAGCGGGAGATTGATGCTGACCACGCCGTTCTCATAGAAACTGAATGTGTCCTTTCCGGACATCTTGGCGACAACCAGACCAAGGCAGGCGAAAAGGAACGAACGCGTCCGCTGCGTGTATTCCCGCGCCGTGACATTTTCGTTGCTGACTGAGACCGGAATGAACGACAGACGCTTTTCGTGACCCCTTCGCTTCAGCTCGGCAATCAGGTGGTCTTGGACATTCCGGACCTTGGTCGATGAAAAATGTCCGACGAGGGTGAGCGACCGACCATTGGCGACCAAGTCGGTGACCGCTCCTGCGAAGGAATCCACCCCGCCCGAAAACAGGGCGACGCCGTCGTGCTCGTCCTCTGGGTCTATGAGATCGTGGAAATACAACTCCTTGGCCTGGACCGGAGCCGTGGCCTGCCAGAAATTGAACGAATAGGTGTCGTCAGACAGGAAGCCCAACGTTTCGATGAGTGCGTCCCGGACCTCGCTGTCTTGCCAGACCTGCAACTGGCGCACCGGGATGGAGAAAGTCAGGCTGCGTCGCCAGTTTTCACCGAAGTTCGAAAGTTTATCAGTTCCTCGGTCCAATCTCTGATCGGCGCAATAAACATAGGCAGCGATTTCGAGCAAATCGATCAGCAGATCGGGAAGATTGGCAAGCATCGTCCGACTGATGTAGTCGATGCGAAGGTTCACATTCTTTGAAGGGCCGTGAACGTTCATGGCAATCGCGCCTTCTGACGATGGCGCATCCACCCCGCATTCGATGATGTGCTGTTTCATGGCTTGCCTTTTCGAATTGCAAGTTCGTTTCGGATTTTCTCCGCGGCATGCGAGGAAAAGGCACGCACATCTGAGGGAGATATGGTCTTCCCGTCCCTGTAATGATTCTTGCCCAGCCAATCCCTTGTAAAGGTCCGCATGATCAAGGCTGACTCATTGCAGTGGCGCCGAATTGCGCCGTTGAATGTCTCAAGATCATGGATCGACCGGGCGACTCGGTCGGGACCCACCATGCGGTGCAGATTTCGGTCGACATAGTAGCGGATTACACGGTCGACGAATCCAGCATAGAAGGCATGTGCCAGCCCGGCGAACTTCTCTGTTCCATTCAGTCCTTTGAGAGCCGCCTGCACATCCGCTGGCCCAGGACTCCAAAGGGATGGCAAGTTCGATTGAAGCCCTTCGGCCAGGGCTGACAGTCCGGATCGGCGCGCGATCTCGCCGAGGTCAGTGGTCCCTTGGTGAATTCGGCGCTGTGTCCGCTCGACTGTCTGATCGTATTGGAAGAGAATTTCGGCAATCGAAGATAACTGGGAACCCTTAATACCCAACTCGGCGAGCGCCACCACAGGATCTTTGCAAGCTGCGGCCTGGGGCAAACGGATCAGAAGCCAAAGAGCTTCTATGAATACATCGTCCTTTAGAGCGAAACTTAGGGCTTCTTGTCCGAATTTGGTGATTTGTTCGGCAATTTCTTCTGTTGGTGTGCCCCCATCCACCAAATACCGAATGATCTCAGGCAAGAGACGATAGGCAGGCAATTTTCCAAGTCGCTGATGGCCCATCGTTTCAACTTTCAACCATCATTCAGCTCCACCAACGAAACGCCATTTTCCGCCAATCGACGGCCACGTAACATAGAGTACCCCGTCGTACCGCTCGCCTTCAACGGATCATGATTCGCTTTATGAGCGTTGTTAAGGTCAAATCATGCACGCCAAAGGCGATCTCGGGGCCTATGGCAACTTTGCACCATTTCGAATGATTGCGCGTAACCCAGATAAGCCACTGTTTTTCATTGTGATTTTCAGGAAACCGCATAGCGTTTTCCTATCCAACCAATCATGCATGACAATCCTGATGAAGCGCTCCAACACCCTGCCACCTGATCAGATGACCCCCGCTCAGCGCCGCGCCGAACTGTGCGGATTGCTGGCGCTTGGCCTGATCCGGCTGCGGATGCTTGAACGGGGCGAAGTCTCTGATCAGACTGGAGAAAGTTGCCTACACTGTCCGCCCGACCAATGCCTTCATGCAACTCCAACCCACCGGAGAGTTGCATGACCAAACCCGATCCCATCCCCGCGCGCTTGGCCGCGCTCAAGACAACGCCAACGCCAGACTTGAAGGCACAATGGCGCGACCTTTTCGAGACCGAACCGCCGCCGTTCAACCGCCGTTACCTCGAAAGCCGCTTGGCCTATCGTATCCAGGAACTGGCCTATGGCGGGCTGAAACCCGAAACGATCAATCGGCTGGAAGCCTTGGGCGAACAGCTTGACGGCGGCAATATCACCACGCGCCGCATCCGGGCTGATCTGAAGCCCATCGCGGGAACGCGCCTGATCCGCGAATGGCAGGGTGTTGAGCAGATCGTCACCGTTACTCACGACGGGTTCGAATGGCAGGGGCGACCGTACCAGTCGCTGTCGGCCATCGCCCGCGCCATCACCGGCACGCGCTGGAACGGCTGGGTCTTTTTCGGGCTGAAAAACCATCGGAGGACGGCATGAACAAACCTGTCGTCCGCAAGCTGCGCTGCGCGGTATATACCCGCAAATCCTCCGAGGAAGGGCTTGAGCAGGAGTTCAACAGTCTGCACGCGCAGCGCGAGGCCTGCGAAGCCTATATCGCCAGTCAGCGGTCGGAAGGCTGGGTGCTGGTTCGTGACCAGTATGATGACGGCGGCATCTCGGGCGGCACTCTGGAACGCCCCGGCCTGAAGCGGCTGCTGGCCGACATCGAGGATGGGCTGGTTGACGTGGTGGTCGTCTACAAGATTGACCGCCTGTCCCGCTCGCTGATGGATTTTTCCAAGCTGGTCGAGGTTTTCGACCGGAACGGCGTGACCTTCGTCTCGGTGACGCAGTCGTTCAACACCACCACTTCCATGGGGCGGCTGACGCTGAACATCCTGCTGTCCTTCGCCCAGTTCGAACGCGAGGTGACGGCCGAACGCATTCGCGACAAGGTCCGTGCCAGCCGGATGAAAGGCATGTGGATGGGTGGCTGTCCTCCGTTGGGCTATGAGGTCAAGGACCGGAAACTGATCGAAAACCCCGGCGATGCCGCCCATGTTCGCTGGGTCTTCGCTCGGTTCATCGAAATCGGATCGGGCACGGTGCTGGCGCGCGAACTGGCCGAACGGGGCGTCACCACCAGCCGGGGCCACCGCATCGACAAGAAGTTCATCTACCGGATGCTGAACAACCGGGTCTACATCGGCGAGGCCGTTCACAAAGGGACCAGCTACCCCGGCGAGCATGCGGCGATCATTGACCGCGAACTTTGGGATGGTGCCCATGCCATCCTGACCGAGAGCCCGAGAAAGCGCGCCGCCCGCACCCGCGCCGACACGCCTGCGCTGCTGCGGGGATTGCTGTATGGGCCTGATGGAGCGGCCTTCTCGCCGACGCACACCCGCAAGGGCGGGCGGCTGTACCGCTAGTACGTCAGCCAGACTGTCCTGAAGCATGGCGCCGGATCGTGCCCTGTGGGCCGGGTGCCCGCTGGCGAGATCGAAGCTGCCGTTATTGACCAGATGCGCATCGTGTTCCGCCAACCCGAAATCGTCGCGGGCACGTGGAAGGCGGCCAGAGATAAAGATGCGGGGATCAACGAGGCCGAGACCTACGCAGCCCTGACCCGGCTTGACCCGCTGTGGAATGAAATGTTCCCAGCCGAACAGGCGCGCATCGTGGCGCTTCTGGTGGAGCGGGTCGACATCGGCACAGATGGGCTGAATGTGCGATTGCGCACGGACGGTCTGGCAGCGTTGGCGCGCGAGATGGGCGCAGCGGTGGGAGCGGCGGCATGACGCGCGCGCAGGCTATCCCCGATACCATTACCGTCCATGTGCCCTTCAGCCTTGTGAAGCGCGGCGGGCGGAAGGAGATGGTATTGCCTGTCGACAGGTCGACCCCACGCCAAACCGACGACACGCTGGTCAAGGCGCTGGCGCGCGCCTTCCGCTGGAAACGCATGCTGGACACGGGCGAGTTTTCCACCATTGCCGATTTGGCTCAGCGCGAACGGATCGCCGCACCTTTTCTGACGCGGACCATGCGGCTTGCGCAACTTGCGCCAGATCTTGTCGAGGCGATTCTGGATGGCCGACAGCCGCGCGGCCTCACGCTGGAGGCGCTGCGCGAGCCGTTGCCTTCCGACTGGTCGGAACAGCGCCATCATCTGGCGATGTCCATCATTGACAATGAATCCCACTGAATCAGGGGATTCACGGGGGCAACTGCCCGTGCTAGGGTTTCAAAAAGAGGCAGGCATGAGCGTTCTATTCACAGTTGGATATGAAGGGACCGATATTGATCGGTTCGTCCGGACCCTGAAGGCGGCCGGTGTACGGCAGCTGGCTGACGTACGTGCGGTCGCGGTCTCTCGCAAGGCCGGGTTTTCGAAGAAGAAGCTGGCCGAACGCCTCGCCGACGAAGGCATACGTTACATCCATTTCGTCTCGCTCGGTGATCCAAAACCTGGCAGGGAAGCAGCGCGCGCCGGTGAGTATGACCGATTCCGTTCGATTTACGGCGCGCATATCCGGACGGACGATGCGCAAAGCGCCCTGACGGAACTGACGGAGACCGTGCAGGCAGCGTCGACATGCCTACTCTGCTTCGAACGCGATCCCGAGACGTGCCATCGGACGATTGTCGCAAATGAGGTCTCCGAAAAGACGGGATTCGATATTTTCAACCTTTTTGCCGATGATCCAGATCGATATGTCCGTAACGCCGCAAAGTTGCCGCGTTTCCATCTTGGTGAAAGCCTTACCGCAGCGTAGCGCGACACAAGGGGAAACGGTTTGCTGCGCCGGGGTGACCCCCAACGGCGAGTTCAAACGTCTCTTTCCTGTCAGATTTCGGCATCTTGCCGACGAGGCCACGTTCAAGCGTTGGGATTGGGTCGATTTCAAATACCGTCTTCCAACCAGCGATCGGCGGCCAGAAAGCTGTCGCGTTTGGGAAGACAGCATTGTCGTGAACGGTGAAATGCCCCCGAAGGATCGTGCCCCCTTTCTTAATCGCTTGGTGTCAGCATCCTTCAAGGAGGCCGAAGCCGCGGGGCGGTCGCTTGCGCTCATTCGCCCCAGAAACACCCGCTTCTACTACAAGCCGAAGAAACCAGACGAACTTGAGCAAGAGCGCCGCATCTACGCCGACGCAGCGCGCCAGGATTCCTTCTTCGATGAACGGCTGAAAGCGCTGGAGCCCAGCCCATATGACTTCCGCTTCAAGTTTGAAGACGCCGCCGGGCAGCACGACTGTGCCAACGGGGATTGGGAAGCCCATGCGATGTTCTTCAATGGGCTGAGGCGCGAGGGGTCGGAGCACGCAACGCTTGATTGGATGAACGCGACCTTCAATGAAGAATATCCCCGAAAGGGCATGTTGTTCTGCGTCGGCAACATGGCCAAACGCCCACAGACCTGGCAGCTGCTGGGCGTTCTGCGGGTGGACGATACAGGGCAGTTGGCCCTGTTCTGACCAGGTATTGGCTGCGGCGGCGCCATGGCCGTCCACACACCCGCCGATTGTTCGCC